AAAACTGACGGCACTCTCTGGAGTTGGGGTGGTAATAGTAACGGTAAACTCGGCCTTAACGACGTAGTAAACCGTTCTAGCCCAGTTCAGGTCGGTGCAGTAACTACTTGGTCAAGGCTGCCAAAAATGCCAATGAGTAATTCCTCACTCGCAATTAAATCTTAATCAGGAGATACACAATGTTCTTTGTAAAAATAGTAAACAACGAAGTAACCCAGTGCTGGGACACTCAGCCCCCTAAAGGCGAGTCAGGCTGGAAGTCAGCCATCGAAGTACGCCCTGCTGTGACGCCTAACCGTCAGCAATACACCGGCCACAGCTTTGACATCACCAAAGACCCGGTTGAGATCGTCTGGGGTGTTCAAGACATCACTGCTGAAGACCGTAAGGGTGGACTGCGTTCACAGGCTGCTGCTGCGTTTCAGCAAGTAGTACAGGAAGAGATGCGTAAGGAAGTGGATGAGTTCCCCACTACTCAGTACAACCCGGCTACTGTTGACGCTGCCCGTGTAGCCTTTGAAACTCGCGTGACTGCAATCAACGCAGCCACTACGCATGAGCAATTGGATGCGCTGTGAGACTGAACTACTCGTATGACATGACACCATCCAAAGCCTACATCATCCGTGTTGTGGGTAACGCTGCCTCGGAAGAGAAAGCCAAGCGGTGTGCTGTGTCATGCGAGAAAGTGGGCCAGCCCTACGAGTTCTGGGACGCTTATGATGGTTTAGCAGACGAGATCAAACCTCCGGCTCACCACAACGTCATCCTTGATTGTATCAAGGTCACAGACCACTACCTGACCCGTGGCGAAGTAGCGTGTGCGCTATCCCACATAAGTCTCTGGGCAAAGTGTGTTCTTGAAGACAAGCCTCTGGTTATTTTGGAGCATGACTCGTTGATGTTGCAGCCCTACACGCAACACGCTGTCTTCAACTCGATCTGCTACTTAGGCTCGCACGAGCAGGTCAAACTTAACTGGCAAGTGTCCGCTACGCCGCCACACGCAACAGAGGGTGAGAACTACCACTTCCTATGCCGTGCCCATGCGTATGCAATCGACCCTGCTGTCGCCAAGAACCTGCTCTCCTACGTCATTAAGATGGGTATCTGTACCTCGCTGGATATGCTGATTCGGGCTGACCTGTTTCCTATTCACCAGATGGGTGTCTACGCCTACAATGTCTTTGAGAGCCGAGAAGAGACAACAATTAAAGGTCGAGCCTTAGAGGGCAGAACGACTAAGCGCAACGATGGGCTAACAATATGAAAATACTAATCATGGGTCTGCCTGGTAGTGGAAAAACTACACTAGCAAGAGTGCTGGCTGAGAAGCTGCGCTGCACCCATTTCAACGCCGACGACATTCGTGAGAACATCAACAAGGACTTGGGCTTTAGTCCTGAAGATCGTATCGAGCAGGCCCGCAGAATGGGTCACTTGTGCAACCTGTCCTCACGTTGGGGCGAGGCAGTCATAGCTGATTTCGTCTGTCCCACCGATGAAACCCGTCAAGCATTTAACGCAGACTTTGTGGTGTGGATGGACACAATATCCTCCAGTCGGTACAAGGACACTAACTCACTTTTTGTGCGCCCCAAGCACTACGATTACCGAGTTATTAACTTCAGTAAGCCGACCATCGAACACGTTAAAGAGATACAGAGCAAAGCGTTCAAGACGAGACTTGCTATTGTAGAGCTGCCCGTGGAGGTAATGGCTAGATGAATATCGACGAAACAGCATTATTACGCCAGATAATCCGAGAAGAGATGAAATCGGTCCTCAAAGAAGTCGGCCTCCACGACGATGACGCGGGTAATGATGTACGCGAATTGCGATCCTTAGTTAGTGATTGGCGCGGCATAAAGAAGACCGTCTGGCAAACTATAGCCCGCTGGGGCACCCTCATCGTACTGGGCATATTGACTCTGGGTACGTGGAACAAGTTTAACGGGGGCGGTGGTGATTGATCCTGTCTCAGCCTTCGCTCTTGCGACATCTGCGTACAATGCCCTTAAAAAAGGCATTGAGATGGGCCGTGAGCTTGAAGACATGGGCGGGGTATTGGGCACCTGGTTCTCTGCCGTCAGTGACGTAAAATCCGCTGAAGAGGAAGCCAAGAACCCACCATTATTTAAGAAGCTCCTGTACAAAGGCTCGGTCGAGCAGGAAGCAATGCAGAACTTGATGCGCCGGAAGAAAATCGAGCAGCAGGAGAAAGAACTGCGCGAGCTGATTGTCTACCGATACGGCGTTGACGCCTACAAAGACATGATCCGCGACAGGATGAAGATCAAGGAAACGCGTACCGCGACTGAAGCGACACAGCGGCGCAAGATGAAAAACCTTATCATGAACAGCGCAACGGTTGCGGCTATCGTGGGTCTGATCGGAACGCTCGTTGCGTTTGTTGTCGGTATCATTGAAAAACTCAGGGGGTAGCGAATGAACGAAAGTGACATCAAAGGCCGGTTGACGTTTGCTGTGACCCTTATGGTTTCCGCCACGCTGTGCGTGTCTGTTCTAGTAATGATTATTGCGCTCGTTGTCGGCCTCTGGTTTGAAAATATCGACAACGCAGAAGTCTTTAAACTAATCTCCCCTGCTTTTCAGACAATTATCGGTGGATTTATTGGGCTACTCGCTGGGGTAAAACTCAGTAACGCCGATGCCGAACCACCTTGCCGAGGTAACAAACAATGATGGCATTAGTATCAAGTCTATTGGGGTTCGCATCAGCGGGATTACCTCGTGTTTTAGACATGTGGCAACAAACGAAAGACCAGAAGCATGAGCTACTTTTGATGGCCGCACAGCGTGAGCGCGAATTGGCGTTAGCTAAGGAGGGCTTCGTTGCCCAAGCCAGAGTCGAGGAGATCAAGACCGAGCAGACGGCAATGCAGACTCAAGCGCAAGAACGGGTCGCCATGTACAAGCACGATTCTTCATTAGCGGATGGAGGGTCTAGATGGGTAATTAATCTTCGCAGTAGCGTCCGCCCAGTCGTCACTTATATCTTCGTTGGCCTGTTGGTCGTGGTAGATATAGCCGGTATTTGGTATGCGTACAGCACTGGTGTGGCCTTTGCTCAAGCGATGGAGCTTGTGTTCTCATCTGAGGAAATGGCCATACTTAGTGCAATCATCTCATTCCACTTCGGGGGGCGTGCCTTCTCAAAATGAGCATATCCGAGGCCGGCATCCAGCTAATCAAGACCTTTGAGGGTTGCCACAACAACCCTTATCGCTGCCCTGCTGGGCTTTGGACGATTGGATATGGGCATGTACTGTATCCAGATCAAGCGAGGCTCAAAACGCCTGAAAGAGCCTCTTACGCACTTAAACCAGAACATGATCGGGTGTGGGATGCTGACGAGATTGATTCGCTTCTTGAGAAGGATTTACTACGGTTTACTAATGGCGTGGGAAGATTATGTCCTGCTAGCTCTGATAATTCTTGCCATTTGGATGCGCTTACCAGCTTTACCTACAATTGTGGACTTGGGTCACTTCAATCCAGCACGCTAAGAATGAAGTACAATCGCGGCGAATACGATGGCGCAGCAAATGAGTTTCTAAAGTGGAACAAAGCTGGCGGTAAGGTGCTACGAGGACTGGAAAGGCGCAGAGAAGCTGAAAGAGCTTTATTCTTAGCCGGGGGCTAAATGTATCTTATAAGCAACATTCCGTATTTTAAGTGCTGGGTCCGAAAAGATTTTACTCACGGTCACCAGGGTTACCACGGCGAGTACGTTCACGCCCTTGCTGTTGCGGTCACCACGATGCCCGACAGGTGTTTGTCGTTCCAATTGATCTTTACCGGGTGCGAAGCGGACGACGGTAGCCAGCCGAATGTGCATGGCGGTGCGATGTGGGCGCGTATGCCTATCACAGCACTGGTAGGTGACATACCGCTTGAAGAGTGGCCCGAGCGGATGGAGACGCACTTTGTGCAGCCGTGGGACTGCAGCTCCTACCACCACTCTATCATCTCAATCGACCGGGCTAAACCCTCCCAATGGCTGTGCAAGATCGACAATCAGTTCTTCAAGGGCCGCTATTTGTTTACCGTGGACTACGCCGAGAGCGAAGTGGCCGAAGACCCAGCACAGCACAAGCAGTCCCATGTGCTGATCTTAACCGATGCTGGCAAATGGACGGGTAACATCGTAGCATTGCCTAACAACAGAGTTCGCGTCACAAGTCCAGCCTATTGGGTTACAGGAGAAGGCGCACCAGACTTTAAACCGAGCCAGTGGATCCACTGCGCGGAGCAAGACGATTCGTATTTAGACCCAGAAATTACTTTTAACAATCTCTATAAGGAGACCGACGATGAAAGCTAAAATGATGCCTGCTGGCGGCATGGCGATGACTACTAAAGACGGTAAGAAAGTTCCGGCGTTCGCTGCAGACGGCAAAGGCAAAATGGCAAATGGCGGCATGGCTAAAAAAGGCTACGCTGCCGGCGGCAAAACCAAAAAGTAAGCCATAATTTGCCTTGAATTCTGTTTCAGGGCTATAATCATTAAAACGGCGCATGCTGAATCAGCATCCTATTTTCTTTGGGGATAGTATGAGCTACAGCATGACGTATGACAGCCTACTAGTAGACGTCCGGCGCTATTTAGAGCGTGGGTTTACTCAGGAAAGCGACCAAATTGTTTACGACCAGCTTCCTCGCCTAGTCACCCTGGGCGAGCGTCGCATTGCCCGCGAACTTAAAATTCAAGGGTTCATCCGCGCAGTTACAACCCCGCTGTCTATCGGCGTTGCCGTTTACTTAAAGCCCGACCGGTGGCGCGACACTATTAGCATGACCGTCACAGGGTCTCCGATCTTTGCGCGGTCTTATGAATACTGCCGATCTTACTGGCCCAACGAAGCCGAGACCGGCGCTCCGCAATTCTACGCAGATTATGATTTCCAGCACTGGCTTATCACCCCGACGCCTGCTGCTGCCTCCACCCTTGAAATTCTTTATTACGAGCAGCCCGCGTTGCTCGGAGACGACTTACAAACTAACTGGCTGACAGAATATGCGCCAGACTTGATACTTTATGCGACGCTGCTAGAAGCCAGCCCATTTCTGAAGAATGACGAGCGTACAGGCATGTGGCAAGCCATGTACGACCGTAGCGCTAAAGCGTTGAGCGGCGAAGATCTGGGCCGTATCACAGATCGGTCGGCGAACAGGAGTGAAGCGTAATGCCTATTTATAATGATGTGTTCGGTGGCGCAAACATATACCCGAGCGAGATCAGCTACAGCTCTCTAACGCTGACAGCAGACGTAACGCTCAGCTGGCCTATAGAAACGTCTACTAGCAATAATCTAGCGACGCGCATCATTAATATGTCTGCCGCTGGTGCCGGACGAAGCGTGTACTTGCCGGACGCAAGCAAAACCGGCACCGGTCAGACAATCCTGTTCAACAACATCGGCGCACAAACCATCAC